ATGCTTCTTCGCTGAAGCCCTCTCGTGGTGAGAGTTCGCCCCTGGTTGTCAGGGGCTTTTTTTTGCCCTATCATGATTATGTGGTGATAGGGAGGTTAGGTATGTATAGTGAGGGTGGTATGGAGATTATGGTTGAGAGAGGGGTTGTGATGCCGCCTAAGTTGGAGAGTCGGTATCCGCATGGAGAGATGGAAGTGGGTGACAGCTTTTTTGTGGTGGGGTTAGGGATGCAGGTTGTGCTGAATGCCAATTGGAGAGCGAGTAAGAAGTTGGGATGGCGGTTTTCCGCAAGGAAAGAGGGGGATGGTATTAGGGTATGGAGGGTGACATGAAGGTAGTGGAACTGAGAGAGGACTATGTAGACATGGCGCAGGATGATTACTGGGAGGCTGTACACCGCATGAATCAGGCTGAGTTGATTATGGAGTTGCGTCGGCAACAGGCAAGGTCTGCGGGGCTGCTAGCAGAGTGTTTGTCAGAGTTGTCGAGGATTAAAAGGGTAGTGAATGGATCAGCCTACGCCTGAGGAGAAGTACCGAGAGGAGTTATTGCTATCCAGAACGGTTCTCAGAAATGAGATGAGAAGGGCGTCACACGCTTATTCGCCTGCCGAGAGGCGGGAGTTGGTGAAGACCTGGAATGAGGTCTATGAACCCAAGATCGCAAGAGAACTGTTGCGGGTAGCAAGGAACAAAGAGGCAATGTATCGCATTGCTAACTGGAACTTGAGCGAGTTTGATAAGGAGCGTCGTGGTGGCAAACGATAAGTATTCTGATATTACGGTCGTTGCCATTTATGGCGATGGGCGAGGCCGGATAGCCCTGCCAGCTTTAAAGAAGACTGCGGCAGCACTGCCTGGCAGCAAACAGTTGTTAATTACCAATGTGGCGGTAGCCGCAGATATTCCGCAGAAGTTGGTGGCACACGGTCTTGATTACCATGCCTATTCTGAGTTTGTGCTGTACGGGCTGCATCACTACATTGATACGCCGTATGCCTTGATCGTGCAGCATGACGGGTGGGCGTTAAACCCTGATAACTGGCGAGATGAATGGCTGACCTACGACTATGTGGGTGGGCTGACACACGCAGCACTATTGCCTAACGGCTTTTACAGGACAGCCTATACATGGTGGGGCGAACCCGATGTCAGAGTGGTACAGAACGGCGGCTTTAGCCTGCGTAGTAAGGCCATGCTAGAAGCGCCTTCTAAGTACGGCATCATGCGTAACCAAATGCCAGAACCCACCTTGATGAATGAAGATGTTCAGGTCTGCTGCTTTATGCGGCCTGCGTTGGAGAATGTGGGCATCCAGTTCTGCCCCGATGAACTCTCTAAATACTTTTCTTTTGAACATCTAGGGCAACCCCATGAGGGCATGGACTTGACTAAGGTGTTTGGTCATCACGCAAGGTTTAGACAGTTGCTAGATGATGACAAAGTGCTATGGAAGTTGACAAAAGAACAGATGGCAAACTTCTTGGGTGAAGACGCCGTGTTTGCATTGTTTGCTGACCACTATAAATATGAAATGCTAATGGCATGAAATTTAATCTCTCGCAGTTTTACAAGTTTTGCTCACAGCTAAAGATTGAAACCAAAGAGCAAGGCTTGAAGAAGATGGATGTGCTGCTAGGCACACAAACGTATGTGATGGATGAAATCTCAAAAGGGTTGCAAGAAGATATTCACTTCTTTGTGATCCTAAAGGGGCGGCAGCTTGGCATCACGACAATCTCTTTGGCTTTAGACCTTTACTGGCACTTTATACACAATGGACTCCAAGGCACACTCACCACAGACACAGAAGAAAACCGAGATATGTTCCGGTCAACCCTTGCCATGTACATGGAAGGTTTACCTAAAGAGTGGCGTATCCCGCTTCTTGCCCACAACCGGAATCAGCTTCAACTCAAGAATAGAAGCCGCCTCTTTTATCAAGTCGCGGGGCTTAGAGCAAAAGGCTCGCTTGGTCGCGGTAAGGCCATTACATTTCTACACGGAACAGAAACTTCGTCCTGGGGTGATGAAGAAGGACTAGCATCACTGCTGGCCTCGCTTGCTGAAACCAACCCGAATCGTCTGTACATCTTCGAGTCCACTGCGCGTGGCTTTAATATGTTCCACGATATGTACGTCACCGCGAAACGCGCTAAGACACAAAGAGCAATTTTCTGTGGCTGGTGGCGTAACCAGTTTTATTCTGTCGATGCTGATTCACAGATTTACAAAGTCTATTGGGATGGCAAGCTAACGCCTGAAGAAAAAGAATGGACACGCGACATTAAGAAACTCTACGACGTAGAGATCAACAGTCGGCAAATGGCCTGGTGGCGTTGGAAGCTGCATGAGGGCATCAAGGATGATGCGCTGATGTATCAAGAATTCCCGCCCACTGAAGACTATGCGTTCATCATGACGGGTACGTCGTTCTTCTCGAATGCCCGTTGTACGGACATGATGAAGATCGCCAAGAAGATTGGTTGCGACTATTACCGTTACAGCATGGGCGCAAACTTCTTGGACACAGAAGTGGTGAAGTCTACTGAACGCTTGGCAACCCTAAAGATATGGGAGGAACCAGTTGATACGGCTTATTACGTTATTGGTGCAGACCCTGCTTATGGCAGTTCTGATTGGGCTGATCGTTTTTGCATACAAGTCTTCCGTTGCTATGCTGACGGTATGGAGCAGGTTGCAGAGTTTGCGACACCGGAGATGAACACCTATCAGTTCGCGTGGGTGATTGCCCACCTTGCTGGCGCTTACAAGAACTCGACACTAAACCTTGAGGTCAATGGTCCTGGTCAGGCAGTTATCAATGAACTGCGAAACTTAAAGCGACAAGCAGCAACGCTGACGGGTCAACAAGGCTATGACTTGATGAACGTGTTAGGTAGCATGAGTAACTACATCTGGCGGCGTAACGATACGTTAGGTGGCATCAGTAATAGCATTGGTTGGATTACAACATCACAGACCAAAGAGCGAATGCTGTCGTACATGAAGGATTACTTTGAGCGCAACATGATGGCGATCTACTCAACCGAGTTGATTGATGAGATGAAGACCATTGTGCGTGATGGCTCAAGCATTGAAGCAACTGGTAGGAACAAGGATGATCGTGTGATGGCAGCGGCTTTGGCTTGCGCGGCATTTGCCGAGCAGGTGCAGCCTAAGTTAATCAACATGAAGATCACCCGCGAGATGAGCAGAAAGACAGATGACATGACGCCAGAGCAGGTGGCGGTGGGCAGGAACGTATCTGATTACTTGAAAAGAATTGGTATTTATGGAGGCAATGCGTGATCGACATTATTCCTAAAAAGGAATTGTTAAGAATTATCAAAGCGTTTGTGGCTGATGAGAGGCGCGGTATTCCGCTGGAGTTGTTTTCTGAACTATGCGGCGTTGACCGCAAAACACTCTACAACGTCTTTATCAATGAAAAGTATCCGATGACTGAACTGATTCAGCGCAGGGTGTCCAGAGGGTATGACGCATGGCGTAATGGCGAGGTGGCGGTCATGGAGCGCTACGGCAAGAAATGGATCGAATGGCGCAAAGAACCCAAGATGAGGATGGTCAGAGGCTATGGACTTACGCTCAAAGATGGCGAGATCAAACTTGATATTGGTATTAAGAACCGTCTTGATTATTCTGGTTATTCACTTGATGATAAATTGAAGGGGATATGATTATGGCGATATTGCGTGATTATCATTGTCAGACACACGGCTACTTTGAGTCGTTTGACGCCAAGTGTCCGATGAAGAACTGCGATGAAGAAGTGTCTATCGTGCATCTTCAGCCGGTGGGTTTAAAGTCTGATAAGACTAAACACAACGACAAGACCTTGAGTCAGTTGGCAATCGACTTTGACATGAGCGATATTAAGTCGGTGCGCGAGGGCGAAAGCCAATCGGGTTACCTAACGCGCAACAACAAGACGCCACCGGAAGCGCCAAGAGAGCAGCGCCCTGGTGACGCTGTGATGTGGGGGAATACGTCCGGCACTCGCTGGAATTTGGACAGCTTGGTGAAGGGCAATGGTTATCGTTCTATTAACGGAGAACCCGTTGGCGTGAACCCGAAAGACCTAGGTAACTTGACAGCACCTAAGACTGCGAGTTATATAGCCGACCATGACAACCTGCAAATAAATCCAAATGCGGATACCTAGCAACCCACTGCATCGTGAGGAGTTCTATCTGGACTTAATCCAGAAGTGCTTTGTGTCACGGGAGGAACGCAAGGCTGATTACTCCGCACTTCGATCCTACTATTTGTTTGGCGCAGCGCCGGAAGAATCACCGGCGCTTTTTAATAAGATTTTCCCGCATATCGACCAGTTGACCTCGTTCCTGTACTCCGCAGAAACGACACGCTTTACCATTAACCTCGGCGCTGAAGTTAGTCCTCAAGAACACCGCAAGATTCCCGTTCTGACGAACAAACTGAACGACGAATGGCTAAACAGCAACTGTGATCAGGTCTTCTCTACTGCCCTAACCTGGGCGCTGTGCTTTGGCACAACCTACGTCAAGCTAATCGTCAACAATGGCGTACACCCCTACATGGTGGAACCGTCTTGTATCGGCGTGTTGCGTGAGGATGTTCCCTACACAGACCGCCAAGAAGCAATAGCGCAGACCTACTACATCACCAAGTCGGAACTCTACGCTCGTCTGTACTCGCATCCTAAGCGTGATGAGATTGTCAAACGGGTCACATCGTCCTACCAGCCGCAGCAACTTGACATCCCTGATGGCATTGACCGCATCATCATGTCGCAGACCAACCCGACCATGACAGGTACAGTCAACCTAGACTTGTCCGGCATGAACCGCTACAAGGCGCGGGTGGCTGAAGACACGGTAGAGATGACGGAACTGTGGGTCTGGAACGATGACACGCTGGACTATCAGGTGGTTACGATTGCCGAACCGGATGTCATCATCTATGACCGACCAGGTGAGCAAGTCTTTTTGAAAGGCGAACTGCCGTTTGTTCAACTTTGCCCTAACCCAATGTACGACTACTACTGGGGTCAGAGCGAGGTGCAGCGTTTGGTGTTCTTGCAGTCGTTGCGGAACAAGCGCATGACGGAGATTTTGGACTTGCTGTCTAAGCAAGTTTCTCCACCAACGGCATTGATTGGCTTTACCGGCATCTTGGATGAAAAGAACTTTGCGTTGAATCGGGCAGGCGGCTTGCTGGCAACCGATATGCCTAACGCTAAAGTTGAGAAGATGGCTCCGCAAATGCCAGGTGACTTGTTCGAGGTGATCCGTGAAGTGGATCAGATGTTCGCGGAAGCGTCAGGTATTACAAGCGTACTCTCAGGCAGAGGGGAAACCGGCGTCAGAAGCCAAGGTCACGCCTCTCAACTCGCCCGACTTGGCTCCTCAAGAGCGAAAAAACGTGCGCTCATCATTGAAGATAGTCTGGAAAAAGTAGCCACACTGTTCCTAAAACTGATTCAAGCCTACGATGACAGCAAGCTAAAAGATGCTGAAGGGTTGTCATTTATAGCAGAACAGTTTACAAACAACTATGTGGTGAAGGTAGACGCGCATTCCAACAGCCCGATCTTTACTGAAGACCTGCGACAGCTTGCCTTCAATATGTTTAAGGCTGGCGCTATCGACAAGGAATCTCTGATAGATTTGCTTGAACCACCGATGAAGCAGTTGTTGAAGGAAAAGCTGAAAGTCATGGAAGCAAAACAGGCGCAGCAGCCGCAACAGCAACCGCAACAAGGTAAACCTGACCTAAAAGCAGTGGGGGAATAATGGCACAAGATGCAATTTCACCAAAGGCTGACCAACCGAGAGCAGGCACAACGGCTCCGATGAAAGATTCACCCCGCCAGCCTAATTTGCAGTATCGGGTGCAAGGCGTAAGGAGTTTTGACCGTAGCCCGTCCACACGGACTTACGGACGTACAGTAAGGGGATAAACCTGTCAGGAGATGACGATGTACAAGAAAATGAAGCGCGGTCGCAAGACTCGTCGGTAATTCCTAGTAAGGAATGGGGTCTGGCTGACTTCCCCTGTTAAGTTGGCCGCATTTTGTGGAGGCTACTATGGCACGCAAAGGTCGCAAAGGTCGTAAAGGCCGCAAGTAATCCTTAGGGATTTCCCTGCGGGGGCGGGGAGTTTAAATATACGCCCCTACTTGACAAAAGCTATCAAAAAGCTTAATTCTATCGCCAAAATTAATTGGGGTATTTATGAGTGTACCACCGGATCAACTGATGCAGATGATGCGTAGCCAGCGTGGGGCTGAACAGCCTTCACCTTTGGCGTCAGAAGCGTCTGCAACAGATCAAACCCCGCCAATGTCTGCCCCAATGTCCACACCAGAACCCAAAATGGGTAATCGTGAAGGCGCAATGGTCAACTTAGGCTTGGCGATGGACTTAATTCAACAAGCACTGCCTGCGTTGGGTAGCAGTTCACCTGAAGGCGTTAAAGTCTTGTCTGCGTTACGCACCTTAACCGGCGTCATTGGCGGCAAGAAAGAATCCGTTGACGAATTGAAGCAGTCTGAGATTCTTCAGATGCTACAGACACTTCCGCAGGCGGGTGGCGCAACGCCGGAAGGTAAAGCTTTGGCAGCAGCGCCAGCAATACCTGGTATGCAGATGCCAGGCGCAACCCCTCAACCAATGTAAGGAGAAATCATGGACTTATTCAAGCCTCGCGGTGCTTCTGCGCCTCGTAAACCTACCGACAACAACCAGCAGAATGGTCAAATCGTTAATACTCCACGTTACTCGGAGTTTGGCGGTCTGAAGAACGCTGGCGCAACAGGCAGCAAGAACAAGATGCAAGTTCAGAAGCCTGGTGACGGTAAGCGTGTCATTTGAACAACTTAGGGGATAAACCATGTCATTAGAAGACCTAACACCAGAAGCCCGTGACGAACTGGCTTTGCTTGCAAAACAACTGTCCGAGAATCCTGAAACCCGCAAAGACTTTCTGCGTCAAGTACGGAAGGTTAAGCCGGAGATGCCGATTCCCGAACTGGAAATTGAAGACTACACGCGCCATGCGGTAGATAAAGCGTATGACCGTGTAAATCAATTAGAAGCAAAGTTGCGTGAGCGCGATGCGATGGATGAACTCAACAAGCGTCGTAGCAAGTTGAAGTCCAAAGGTCTTATTGACAATGATGAAGATATTGAGGAAGTGGAGAAAGTGATGTTGGAAAAAGGCATTACTAACCACGAAGCAGCAGCAGAATATTGGCGCTGGATGCAGCAATCTGCCGCACCGACGCCAACTGGTTACAACCCGTCAACTATCAACAAGTTCGACCTGTCGAAATACTGGAAGAACCCTGTTGCTGGCGCACGGGATGAAGCAGCAAAAGCACTCAATGAGTTGCGGAAAAACCCGCGACCCATTGGCCTGTAAACAAGGGGATTTTTGACTCGGAGATAAACTATGCCTATTGGTGGCGGTATTCTTCCGGCAACGGGTAGTACGCAATTTACGGAACTAACTTACGTTACCCGTAGGGCGTTTATCCCGAAGCTGGTCGTACAACTCTATAACTCGACACCGCTCATGGCGGCTCTGATTGCTAACTCGCAACAGGCTTCCGGCGGTGTTTCCTCTGTAACTGTTCCTGTCCAGGGTTCACAGTTCGTAAACGCTCAGTGGTCAGACTACAGCGGCTCGTTCGCTCAACCGTCTGTTCAGCAGGGTGCTTACAACGCTGAATTCAACCTGAAGCTGATGATTGCCCCAGTACCGTTCCTCGGTATGGAAGGTGCAGTTCAGCAAGACGCAGCTATCATTCCTCTGATCGAAGCGCGTATGAACGACGCGACTAACGTGATGATGGATGCAATGGCTACCGCCTTGTACACCAACACAACCAACACGCAACAGTTCACCGGCCTACCGGCTGCCGTTTCGTCATCGGGTACTTACGGCAACATTAGCCGTTCGGCCTACACTTGGTGGCAGTCGAAAGAGTATGCCGCTGGTTCGGTCAACCCAACTCGTCAAAACATCCTCCAATACATCAGCGGAACCGTGAAGAACGGTGCTGAAGTACCGTCGTTTGGTGTTTGCGGTTTCGGTACTTGGACTCTGTTGGCTCAAGACTTTGTTGGTCAAGAGCAGTACATGATCACACCAGGTAACGGCTTTGATGGTGACGCCAATGGTCCTCAAGCAGCTTTCCGTGCTTTGATGGTCGCTGGTGTGCCAATTTATCCTGATCCTTATTGCCCTGAAGGTACTGTTTACTTCCTGAACAGCAACTACCTGTCGCTCTACATCCATGAGCAAGGTTCGTTTGTGTTCACGGGCTTTGAATCGACCCTTCCGAACTGGCAGATTGGCTACGTTGGTGCAGTGCTGACGATTGCTGAATTGGTCAATACGAAGCCTAAGTCGATGACCAAGGTCACGGGCTACAACTCTTTGACACTGTAAAGGAGAAATAGTCATGGCTCTTGGCTTAAATAAAATTCTACTTGCTAACTCGGCAACTGGCGGTGACGGTTCGTACTTCCAGTCTTATTCTGCCGGTAACGCAACTGTTGTTCTTGATGCTGGCACTTATTACATTGCGCCAACGGCAAACGTCACGATTGAACTGAACACCAATACGTCGGGCAACATCAGCAACGCTACTTGGGCTGTTGTTGTTGCTAACAATACTGGTGGTCTGTTCATTGCTGACGGTACTAACGTCCGTGCAAACGTGCTGTCAGGTACGCCGACCATTACCCTCTACACCGTTAATGGTGGCGAGGATGTAGGCAGCACCTACGCATAAGGAGCCAACAACATGAACGCAAACCATGTAGGTTCGCTCTATCCAGACGGGTTTGGTAACTTTGCTTTCGGTAAGGCAGTTGGCGTTAGCGTCGCTGCTACCGGAAACGCAGTTGCTCAAATTCCTGTCGTGGGTGGCAGCGAGTACATTGTTCGCAGGATTGTTGTCGCTAATGCAAATCAGAGCATTGCTGCGGCTAACGTGACGATCTTGACATCTAACGATGGCAATGCGTCTAACGCTGTTAGCAATGCAACTGTTTTGTCTTCCGTCAGTGGCACAGATAAGTACCAGGATGTTACCTTGGCAACTGGTACTGCTACGACGGTTTACTCTGCTGGTTCAATGTATGTGAAAGTGAACACAGCGGTTAGCGGCGGCACTTGCGACATTACTGTTTACGGTGACATCGTTACTCTATGACAACTGTATATGTGACTAATCGGGGCGAGAAAGCCTTGATCCAAAACTACGCTTTTAAGGACTTTACGTTTCCTGTAAACGAACCAGTTGAGATTAGCGTGGAGATGGCACGTCATGTATTTGGTTATGAGCAGGAAAATAAACTTCCTGCGATGGTGATGCTTGGGTTATGCAAATCAACCAATGAGATCGAAGAAGGTTTGGTCAGGTTGGCAAAGTTTGAGATAACCCAAGACAAGCCGGAACAGAATCGCTTTTTATCCCCTGGCGATGACTCAGTAACCCCCCTTGTGCCGAAAGCACATCGGGGGAGAACAGTCGTTAAAGCCGCTTAGATATGGGTTTTAAATGGCAACTCTTAACAGCTATATCACGGAAGTCCGTAGGCTGTTGCATGATGCAAACGGGAATTTCTACTCCGACTCCGAACTAACTGATTACATCAACGGAGCGCGGGAGCGTGTTGCCAGAGATACCGGCTGTTTAAGAAAACTGCAAGTTGCTCAAACACCAATAGCACCAGTTGGTTATTCCGGTAATCCTGTGCCGTGGGCTGCAAATACTGCGGTCAATCTGGGTGACTTGGTTTTCTCAAACATCTTTACTTATGTCGTTACTACGGCTGGTACTACGGGTGATGACCCGCCGCCGTATCCAGATTCTTATACGAACTTTCCGCCATCAACGCCTTTTGCGAATGGCACAGCACAGCTTCAGTATGTCGGCAATGTTGAGATCATTCCCTATGGCAGTTTGCCGGAAGCTGGTCAGACGCTAGACATTCTGAACATTAATGTGTTTTGGGGCAACAGCCGCTACCCGCTGTCCTATATGTCTTGGACACAGTTCAACGCACAGTTGCGGTATTGGCAGAACTATATCGGGCGTCCAGTAGCATTTTCGGTATTTGGTCAAAACCAGATTTACATTTCGCCAGTACCTGATCAGGTCTACACCATTGAGGTAGACACGACCATTTTGCCTTTGCCCTTAGTCAACGGCGCAGAGGTCGATACCATTATTGATCCGTATACAACACCTGTTGCGTACTACGCATCGTACACGGCGAAGTTTAAAGAACAGTCTTATGGCGAATCTGAAATTTTCTACCAGCAATACATCAGCAAGGTTCGCTCTGTACTTAACACCACGTTCACAAGGCGAATGCCTGACCCCTATAGCACTCCGTTCTAACTATGGCTGCGACAGAGCAAAAGAAAAGCTACGAAGTAGTCAAAAACTTCAAAGGTATCAATACCAAAGCTAACCGCACGGCTATTGATAAGGATGAGTTTTCCTGGCTGGAAAACGCCATGCCTATCGGTTACGCCAACCTAAAGATTGTTCCAAACTACACTACCGCGAACGTCACGTTTGCCAATACAGTAACTACTTTAGCATCTTGCAACATCAACAATGATGATCTTGCGCTAGGTTTTTGTGCGGACGGAAGGGCTGAGTATGTCAACGTCATTGGTTACAGTAAAGGAAATGTCGCAACTGCTGGTACGTTTTCTAATGGCGGTATTAACGTCACACAGTGGAAAAGCGAACGCATACTTATCGGCGATCCAAACAACGGTGTCTATTCTTGGGATGGCACTAATCTTGTGGCTATTGGATCGGTTGGATCAGTAGTTATTACTAATGGCGGTAGCAATTACGCCAACGTGCCTGCGGTTGTAATCAGCGCACCCAATCAAACGGGTGGGGTGCAAGCAGAAGCGCAAGCCTCGGTGTTGGCTAACGTAGTCACTGCAATCACGGTAACAGAGGCCGGATCAGGTTACACCTCCCCGCCTACGGTCACAATCTCTGGTGGTGGTGGTACGAATGCTACTGCGATTGCTAGTTTGTCTACGTTTAAAAAAGGCACGGTGTCGGTGCTGATTACAAACGGTGGTTCAGGCTACACCAACGCAGCTAACACGGTAGTCACAATTTCAGGTGGTGGCGGTACAAACGCAGCAGGTACGGCAATTGTTTCCGGTGAGCAGGTCACGCGAGTAGTGATGACCAATCCTGGCACAAACTACACCAACAACTCAAATATCACTGTCACGATTACGGGTGGTGGAGGCAGCAATGCGACAGCCAAAGCAGTCATCCTCACTGACCCCATCTCAGGCATCCAAACCTTTTCGGGCAGAACTTGGGTTAGTCAGGGAAGAACGGTTAGTTATTCTGCTGCTGGTAGCTACAGCGACTTTACAAGCGTTTCTGCTGGCGCACTTACTCTGACCGACTCAACGTTGCACAGTAATATCGTGCAACTGTTGTCAGCCAATAACTTCTTGTACATTTTTGGTGAGGACAGCATTAACGTCTTCTCAGATGTCAGAGTGACAAATACTGGCACAACCATTTTTACCAACACAAACGTCAGTGCGTCGGTAGGTACGCGCTTGCCTTACGGTCTGTTCCCGTATTTCCGTTCAGTATTATTTATGAATGAGTACGGGATGTACGCGCTGGTTGGCTCGACGACATCTAAGATTTCAGACCCGCTAGACGGTGTATTCCCTGACATTGACTTTACGACTGCCATCATTACGGCAGGCCAGGTGCTGTTGAATAACATTTTGTGCGCGGCGTTCAACATCCGGTACAACGACAACGGCACTTATCGGTATGTCCAAGCGGTGTTTTTTGATAAGAAATGGTTTTTTACTAATCAGAACCCAGAAACCAAGTTAGTGACGTCTATTCAAACAGGCGGCAAGATTAATATGTACGGCACGACAGGTACAGACTTTTTGTATTTGTATTCAAACACGACAAGTGTTGTGCCAAGTATTATTGAAACGGCATTGATGCCGATGACTGATCCGATCAGAACAAAGCAGGCATTAAAGATTGGTATTGAAGCAACGATTAGTGGTGAAGGTGAGTTGTTGACCACAATTGATAGTGAGGCAGGCTCCAGCCCTTCTTACACACTTGGCAATTATGTTGTTTGGTTAAATAATTTTGGAAATCCGATTCCTTGGACAAACAACTCGTCTGCGGTCATTCAATGGCTAGGTGGTACGGGGTATGTGTTGTACAAAACAGACGCACAGCAATGGGGTAAATATTTGGGTATGACCGTGACTTCCAATTCAACGGCAATGGTCATTAACGGTTTTGAGTACGAACATGAATTGAGAGTGAGGTTCTAAATGCCAGTACCTAATAGTTTTGCGAATGTAACAACGTCTATACCGTTATCGCAGTTAGACGCCAACTTTAATACGCCGATTACGATTGGCAACACGGCTGTTCAGTTGGGCAACACGGTTACGACGTTGAACAACATGACGTTAGCCAATGTCACGATCAGTAGTGGCAGCGTGACCATAACGAATGTGTCGGCAACAACAGCTAATGTTACGACAGCGAATGTAACTAATTTGATAAGTGGTAATGTTGCGTTGACAGGTGGCAGCATTAACGGCACGACGTTAGGTGCATCAAACGCAGCAACGGCAAATGTGACAACGCTCACAGCAACAAATTTAACACTTTCAAATAGCGCTGTAATCAGTGTCAACACTGCTGGTGACGCCCTCCGCATCACACAGACGGGTGCTGGCAATGCACTGGTGGTGGAGGATACTACCAACCCAGATAGTTCGCCGTTTGTGGTGGACGCAGATGGTCGCGTTGTATTGCAATCAGCAGTTACGAATTCGCTTGGTGTTGCAGCTGGTCAATCCTTAGTTGTCCAATCAACTGGAGGAGCAAATCAAGCGACCATGGGGATGGTTCGTAACGCAAACGACATCGGCTCTCCAGTTTATTCATTTGCCAAAACACGAGGTACAACCGCTGGCGCCGTAAATGTTGTAAGCAGTGGAGACGGTCTTGGTGAAATTAGGTTTTTAGGTTCAGATGGAACCGCATTTATAAACGCAGCAAGAATTGAGTCATTTGTAGACGGCACTCCTGGCACGAACGATATGCCTGGACGGTTGGTGTTCTCAACCACTGCTGATGGTGCAAGCAGTCCGACCGAACGGATGCGGATTGATAGTGCTGGTCAGGTTGGGATTGGTGCTACTACAAGTACCGGAGTAAATCTGCGGGTAGGAAGAAATATTACCGGAGCGGTCGTAAGCTATGCGGTAAATGCTAACGGT